ACCGAGACAGGTATAACAGTAACGTACCAAGATGGCGATGGCACTATAGATTTTGTTGTTGGCACGTTGAATCAAGACACCACAGGGAATGCAGCAACTGCAACGGCTCTTGAAACTGCACGAAATATTGGTGGAGTGTCATTTGATGGAACGGGAAACATAAATCTTCCAGGTGTAAATACCTCTGGAAATCAAGATACCTCTGGAAACGCAGCTACAGCAACAAAATTGGCTACAGCTAGAACGATTGCAGGGGTTAGCTTTGATGGGTCAGCAAACATATCTCTCAACAATAATGCAATAACAAATGGAGCAGGGTATATAACCGCAACATTAACTAATGAACAAGTCCAAGACATTGTTGGTGCTATGGTTTCTGGCAATAGTGAGTCAGGAATATCGGTTACATATCAAGATAGTGATGGTACTTTAGATTTTTCTGTTACTTCTCAAACAGATAACAATTTTACTGACGCAGATCATAGTAAATTAGATGGAATTGCTGCTGGTGCAAATGTTGGAATAGCTGCTTCTGGAGGAGAATTTACAGGAGACATTACTGTACATGACGTTATACCAGATGGAAATAATACCAGAGATTTAGGAAGTTCATCAAAAAGATTTGCGAATTTATATGTAAACGATATGCACTTTGCTAACTCACCAGAAAATTTAAATAAAGTTGATGGAACCTGGGGAGATTGGACATTGCAAGAAGGAGAAGAAACTATTTATATGCTTAATAATCGAAATGGCAAAAAATATAAAATGAATTTAACTGAAATTGTCTAATTTTAAAAAATTGGTATTATAAAAAGAAAAACTATGCAAGCTAGTACAGAAAAACAAATCCTTGAGTGGAAAGAAGAATTAAACAGACAAACAAAGACTAGAGATCATGCTAAAAAAGTTTTAGACGAATGTGAAGTAAATATTAGGGCTTTGCAGGGCGGGATTCAGTTTGGAGAGTTGTTGTTGAAAAAGAACGAGTCATTAGACCAGCCAACAGGTATAGTGGAGCTAGGCCAAGAATCAGAAAAAGCACCATCAAAGAAATAGGTGCCAAAGCCTTAATTAATGCTTCTTTTATCATGTTTCAAAAAATTGCTAACGTCTTAAGTATTGTTTCTTTTCTTATGGTAGCTTCCATGAGTGGTGGAGCGTACCTGGGATATAAATATGTAACATCTGAGAATTTTAAATCTCAAGTTATGAATGAGATTCTTGGAAATGTGCAAGGTGCTATGCCTAAAGTATTAGATAATGTAATACCAGAGGCTACAGGTCCATCTATACCTTTTATTAAAAAGTGAATTGTTATTGGTGTGACGCTGAATTAATACCGAGTGGGGATATTGATGTTGATGAGTCTATGGGAACTTTGTATCCTGAGTTTTCTGTAAGAACTAATTTAAGCTGTCCTAGGTGTTATTCAGAAGTAGAAGTTTTAAAGAAAAGAGATGCCTATGACTGAAATACCTCGTTTTAAAATAAACGAGATTCAGATACACGAAATACCAATATGGAAATTTAATAATCCAGTAGTAAATTATATAAATAAACCTGTTGTAGATATCCCAGGTTGTGTAAGAGTACATAGAAATAATCTAACTAGCCTTATTGACAGCCCTAAAGATGAATATGGAACATATACAGAATGTGGTAACTTCAGTATTCCTAGCTTTGAACCTTTGGAGTATAACCCCAACGAATTTAAATACACGCAAGCCGAAACCGCCAATAAGACAGAAGAGTTTGTACCGCCAACAGTAGAACCTCCTAAATACGAACCAAAAAAGAAAGAAGAAAAACCGCTATTTGTTGAGTGCCCTGGACCGAATGACCAAAGAGTAGGTCAATATGCTTCAGAGTTTAAATTAGAGCGTGTTATAGGTCATAAAAGAAGTGAAGATGGTAGTAAATGTATAACCTTGTATGAAGACGTTAAATTCATCGAGCAATACATACCGAATCCTCCACAGCTTGTTAGCACTGCTGCTATTGCTACTGTTGCTGC